GATAATAGTGTTGCGGAATTAAGGATAACATAATCGTAATTAGTTACCATCCGGTTGTAACCCGTTGACGCGCGCGATTGCATATATTGTGGATGTGGTGTCGCCGGACAACCAAGAATCTTGTAAAATTCCGGTAACGTCTTTCGCGCCACAAATTCGTTTGCAAGTTCCATGTATGAACGTTGCATATTCGTATTGCAAAAATTCGCACGCTGGAATACTCCACCAATCCATTGCGGCTTGTTTCTGTTGTGTGTAATTTCATGCCAAAGTGTTGCCATTGCATCCGCTTCAACATCGGTGATGTCGCCCCATTTTCCTTGCCCAATCTTTCCCAATGCGGACATAACCCCGCTTATTCGGTCTGCCTTTAATAACAAAAGTCCATTCAAGTTTGTTGAACCATTATTTCCCGGATTGGTTTCTACACGCAAATCCAAATCACCATGTTCAAACCATTTTTCCGTTAATCCGTCATTTATTTTTTTGAATGTGTCATTTACTTCTGCATGGGTCGTATATGTTGTTTTTAATGCTGGATGTATCGCCGTTGATGATGAATTTGCAATTTTCTTCTTCAAGTCATTCAACCTTTGCATTATCATTGCTTTCAGCGATGCCCATCCGCTTTTGTCATTTGTAACGGCTACAATATCGGCTTGCACATCACTTGAATCAACGTTCATGGACGTTGCCGCCTTTATTGTGCGTTGTGCATCGTTCATATATGCCTTGTATTCGCGTTGTACTTCATCGCAACGCTTATCCAACACATCAAACGCCAACATGATTTTTGCCGACTTTCCGGATGCAATGGCAATATCAAGTTCCGTGACATCAACACCCCATTCCAAGCATCTTGAACGGATTGTAGCATTCTCGGATTCCATTCTTGATGCCGTACTTTGGATGTCTGAAATTGCCGTTTGTATTCCGGCGATGTTTTTTGACGCAACGGCGGAATCAAGCGAATGCAAACTTCCATTCAAGCCCCATTTGTTCGCCATTGCTCGCGCCTGTGCAATTTGCGATTGATATGCCGCAATTATATCCACATTGACCGTTGGCATTTCTATTTTCAAGCCCTTGTCAAGTCGCCCATCAACAAAGTTGTCACGGATGAAATATGGCGTTGATGACCATCCCTTTTGCGCTTCAACGTGTTGTTCCACCCATTCCATGAACTCCTTTGGCATTTCGGAAACAACGTTCTTTGCTTGCAAATGCTTGTATTCCGTGCCGTGCAAAGCTGCTTTAAGGTCGCCAAGTTCATTTGCATCGAAAGTTTCTTCATCCATCAAGATGGGCGTGGCGTAACACATACATTGTGGATGCCACCCTTTGAATTTGAATGTCTTGGGGTAACGCCCAACCAACTTTGAACAAATATCACACTTACACAATGGTTCGTGGTTGCTCCGGTGAATCTCAAAACCAACAACGAAATCCAATTGTTGCCATCGTTGGTAATCGCTTTCCCGGTACGCCATATTGATTTCCGACCTTGTAAGGCGCATTGCGTTCTTGTAGCTGGAACGATAAACGCCTTGTCCGGGATGATAGGCACGGGCATTCTTAGACAACACAAGGTTTCCGCGCTTGTCACGCACACGCCGGAACAATCGGTTCGGTTCGCGCAAGTTCTGCCGGACATCGCGGGAAAGTTCATCCGCGCTTCTTCCCTCGCCAAGTCCGACATCAAGGGCGGATTCCATTTGCGCCTTGTATTGGTCAACGTACTTCCATACGCGTTGCGAAAGGTTCATTCCCTCCACCTTGCGACTTTGGAACGCCGAAAGCGCATCCAAGTTGCGGTCTTGCATCTTCTTCAAGCGTGCCTTGCTCAACTTGGATGTGTCCATGATGGATGAAATGAACCCGTCATTCTTGGCACAAGCGAAAAGCCATTGGTTCTTTGAACCGGATTCGATGACGGTTGTCACACGGGATGCCAATTGTTCCGTGATGCGCTGCATTTCCTTTTTCACGGATGGGTACATATCGAACGAAAAAGGCTTGTCGGGGTCAATCTTGCCGCGCGCTGCCGCCATTGTGATTGCCGTTGTCGCCTTGTCATACAGGCTTTGCACGGCTTGAACATACGCGTCCGTTGTCCTGTAATGCCTTGCGTCCCATCCTTGAATGGAAAATCGTGTTGTTTTCTGCCTTTTTGCCATTACTTCTTTGTGTAATAACGACAACGCCAAAACCCATCATCGCCCGGATGACATTTGGCGCATACGCAACAATAAAGATTGTCAAGCGCACGCGCCCAATATTTGCAGTTGTCGCAAAGGTTCGTTTTACTCATTCTTTCTTGGCTTGAAATGTTCACATTGTAGGTCATTGAGGAACTTGCACCATCGCCCGTATTCCGTCTTGTGGTCTTGCTTGCAACGGCACAATATCAAATGCCCATCAATCGCCTTGGAATGCCAATCGTATGATTCCGCGCAATCCCGGCATCGGAATTGTGGCTTTTTCGCCTGTTCCTTTGCCGGGGTTCTTGTTGTTCTTGGATAACGTGGCATTACGCATCGCCCTCCAATTGCGGTTCACCGATGATGAATGAATTGTCGCGCGTGTTCTGTTCTTCCAACTTCTTCATGGTCATTTCCGGATTCTTGGAAATACCCGCGCCGATGATGGATTCTTCTTGCGACACAACGGGTTTGTTTCCGTTTGCGGTCATCCAATAATTCAAATCGTCAATGTCTGACGTAATCATGTAAGGGATGATTTCGGGTTCAATCATAATGGATTCGCACGCATCCGACAAGCTGGTGTTCATCTGCGCGATATACTCCAAGATGACATTCACACGGCGTTGCAAGTAATCATCAAAGATTTCGCACTTGTCTTGCACCTTTAGATGGGCATCCATGAAAAGCAACTTCAACGCCACGCCGGACATCGCGCCCAATCCCTTGACCGCATCAAAAGAAATGTCGGGTGTTTGCGTGATGGTGTAAATCAGCTTCAACAACGTGTCAATCTCCAACTTGACCGCTTCCGGTGCTTGCTGCCATGACACATATTGCATGGTTGCGCCCTCCTCGCCCTCAATAACCGCACCGGATTCGCCTTTTTGCGCCCATCCGTTGATTTGTCCGGTCGTGAAAATCTTCGGGCTTGCGTGATAATCGTTCGTGTCGGCAAAGTTCGACAACAAGGTTTCCAATCGGTCAATCAACGCGTTCACATCCTCGGTTTCAAACTCCGGTTGATGTCCGTATATTACAGGTATTTTGTTGATGCCCGTCTTTTTGGGATAACCATCAACGCAATCAAATCCGTTTGCGCCGTTTATCCACAACCAATGTTCATTGTCAGTAAACGTTTCAAAATAGTTCGTGACAACACCATCACGGGTTCGGGCAAATGAACGTGAAAACGCCACCATGTCGCCCGTTTCATCGAAATATGGGTAAAGCGTATCACCATAGGCGGGCGAAAAGATGGTACAACGCATCTTGAATTGCGATGGAAAGCCATATTTTGTGTTGGGGCTTTCAACCGGATACCAATATTCGGCGGCTTCCTTATATCCGAAAATGGAACGTCCAATCTTTCGGTTCAACGACTTGCATTTCACGCCATACAAAATGCGGTCAAGGGCGCGCGCAACGGCTTCTTCTTGTTCGTTCTCCGGCGTTGAATTGTAAGCCGGGGAATTACCGAACACGAATGATACCGCACGTTTGATAATCAACTTTTGAAGGGCAACGGCGACACGCGCCACGCGTACCGTCTTGAAATCAGTGCTTTCTCCATCGGTTGAAATAACCTTTTGCGCGGAATCCGCTTCATCGTCCGCCGAAACTTTAACGCGCTTATCCGGGCGCAATATCGGCGACATAATATCATGCAACTTTGGGTCAAGTGCTTTGTTCGCACTTTCCACATCGGGTTGTGGAATGAAACGGCAAGACTTCAATTCGGAAATCACATCATTTGCCGTTGCAAGCTGAAAAATTTCTTGTATCGTCATATCATTTTATTGTTTTGATTTATACTTGACCAAACAGGGCGGCAACGCTCGTTTGCTTGCCTTGCTTGCGTTTCTCTATCGTTCCGGTCAATGCGTCCGGCGCGTCATCATGTTCATTGCGTCCGGCTTTCAGATAGCCACAAATCGCCTTTGCAAACTCCGGGAACAAATGTTTCCATCCTTGCGGCATGAATGTCAAGTTCTGAACCATCGCCGAATGGGAATAAATGCGCGTGTCCTTGTTCTCGCGCTGGGCAAAGGATGTGAACTTGGTCTTGCCATTGCCAAGCAAACGGCATTGCCTTTCCACGTTGTTCTTGAATAGGCGACCGCCGTTGTTCGCTTCGACAATACATTGCGCCACGCCGTGTTTCGTCAACATCTTGGCAAGGGCGGGTTCGGTGAACTCAACGGGCTTTGTCGTGTAAAGCACATCAACGATGTAATTGCCAATTTCCGTTTCGTCATATACGATGGCGCAAAGGTAGTCCGCGCCCGTGTCGGCGGTGTCAACATAGCAACGGCGTTGCAATTGCAGCGTTGCCGGGCGCACAAGGTATTCAACGAATCCGGCTTCATACATCAATCCGGCGCGTGGTTGCGGGTCTTGTTGATACAAGGATTCAAACACTTGTGGATTGCGCTTCCGGATTGCTTGCAGCTTTTCAAGGTTGTGTCGTTCCGCCCATAATGGTTCACCCTCTTGTCTTGGGTCATATTCGGTCGGCGCGCCCTCCTTGATGGCTTGATACACAACGACAACCCATCCATTCGGGTTGTCCTTGGCATCATAAACGCCTTGTTCGCGTAACAACTTGCCCGCAAGGTCATCTTCATGCCATCGGGTAAATACAATCAATTGGCGCGAATCGTTGTGCAAACGTGTTTCTGCAACGGTATCATACCAATCGGATATGTTTTCACGGACAATTGGCGACCATGCCGTTTTCGCGTCCTTGTAAATGTCATCCATGATTAGGATGTCCACGGGTTCACCTGTCAACGCACCACCAACGCCCACCGTCTTGAATCCGCCAACATGGTTCACAATCTCGCATTCTTCGGTTGTGCGGATGTAACCACGCCCGGAATCATCGGCAAAGCTGGATTGACCAAGCGTTGTTTCCGGAAATATGTTGTGATACTCCGGCGTGTCAATCACACGTTGAATTTCGCGGTTGAACTTTTTTGCTTTGGTTGCCGAATAGGAAACGACCGCCAAGCGCAAGTCCGGGTTGCGCCCTAACAGATACGCGGGCAAACGGCGCGTTGAACCCTCGGATTTTCCATGCTGCGGCGGCATGAACACCATCAATTTTTTCACGCCACCATCCGCAAACTTGGATAAGACGTGATAATATCGGCGATGGAAATCAGCCGGGCGGAATGTTGGCATCGTGGCAAGTGTAAAGCGCAACAAATCGGAACGACTTTCACGATAAAGCCGTTCTTGCATCGCTTGGATAAGCTGAATCCGTTCGCTTCTTGTTGCTGCCATTACTCCAATTTCCTTTTCAGTTCTTCAATTGTGCTTGCCAATTCCTCATCGGTCTTGCTCGCAAACAAATCCTTTCCATCTTTCCCGGTCACTTCCGTTGATTGCTTGTTCTTCCAATGTTCCGGGTCGCCATTGGTCAACGTGAATATGATTGCCGCCGTGTCCGCTTGGATGTGCTTCTTTGTGTTCGTCTGCTCCTTGATAATCGGTTTCGGGTTGCCTTTCTCGTCTTTCACCTTGCCGGGAACGGTGACAACCTTTGTTTCCGTAACGTCATACCCTTGTATCTTCTTCAACAATGATTTCTTGGCTTCTTGCACAAAGAATTGCATCCGTTCATCCTTGGCATCCACAATCATTTGCCCAAACTCCGGATGTTCTTCTTTCCATTGATGGAATGTCTTTGGTGTTATTCCCACTTGGCGGCAAATCTCGGCGATGGTGTATGTGTCCGACTTGATAAGCCCAACAATTTTGTCAACAATCTTTTTTCCGTACTTTGCCATAATTGCCTTTTTTAGTTGAATTTTATCACTTTAATCACTCTTTCAGTTCGACCGTAAAGCCACGATCTTGCAGTTCGCTAAACAACAATGACAACTTCGTGACATCGCCACATTCAACAATCAATCGAGTTGATATTTCCTTTTTTCCGGATGGTTCTTCCTGTTCGGGTTCTTCTTGTTGGAAAACATCAACGCCCCAATCTTGCGGTTCAAAACCCCATTGTTGTGAAACTTCTTCAATCAAGGATTCATCCCATGCAAGGTTTGCTTTGCTTGTGGCGTTGTCTGCAAGCGCAAGTTCACGTCCCTTGGCGGAATCAAGGTCAATGTCTTTTCGCTTGACCGCGACAAGCTGGTTTCCGTCAACCTCCACCACCAAAACATCGGTGAATCCAATGTCGGCGGCTTTTTCTGCGGTCTTGTTTCCGGCGATGATGCGGTTGTTCTTGTCAATGACGATGGAACGTGCCAACCCGAATTTGCGCAATGATTCATCCATCAATCGGTCGCCATATTCCGTTCCCTTGTTGAAATTCTTGTTGTCCGGCACAAGACTTTCGATGTTGGTTTCAATGATTTTCGTCATAGCTGAATGAATAAGCGCAACAACATCATAACAGGAACGGAAACGCACGCGCCGGACGCTGCGCCCATCGCGGTGAATACGAAATCCATCAATTCAACCGTTCCATGTCCCTTTGAATCCCACCATTCCTTGATTGCTCCGGCAATACATCCGGCGATGAATCCAATCAACGCACCCCATGCCAAACCAACGTAAAACGCGGAAATAACGCCCACAATCAAACCGATTGCCATTCCAACTTTGTAATGCTTGTGTTTGTCGGGCATTTTGGCGGCTTCTGCAAGGCTTTTGCTCGCTTTCGCGATAACATCACCGATTGAAATAAAAAACGCCCTCAAATGGGCTAAAAACGGCGTTTTCTGAAAAACACGTTCCCCGGCAACGAAAACGGGCGGTTGTGTCTTTCCGGACATTACGCCCAACCATACCTTGCCGCCGAACAAGATGTTGATTCTTTCCTTGATTGATGGCTTCCAACATGACACACATTGTTTGCCATCACACCAAACGGGCAACGTGCCACATTCCGAATCCGACAATGTGCCGGGTTTCTGCAATACCTTTGTGGATTGCTTGAAATTTATTGGTTTCATATATGTAACTTTTTGATATTATGCAAATGCAATGCAAAGATAAAGGGCGTTTCACTATAAAACACCCTTTATCGAATTAAGTTATCAAAAAGTTATCCACCTATGCTTTCATGCGGATGGGCAATCCGGCATAAGTCCACGCAAGCAACGCGGCATCGCGTGCATCTTGATTCGTTCTTCCCATGATTCCCGTGAATGATGCAAGTTCCTCATGTGTTATCTTGCGGTCTTTGCCTTTCCAACACTTCAACAATGGTATGTGTGGCAAGACTTCGATTCCCCAATGTTCGCACATTTCGATGATTTTGCGCCCGGTTTCATGGTTCGCGCCGACATCCTTTGCAATCTTTTCCGCCTGTTTGCCTTGTGCGGCATGGAAACAAGACTTCTTGTTCATCCACCCGGCTTCAACGACAACAATCAAGGATTCGCCCGTTTCATCCCTTTTCGCTTTCGCGTGTTGCAAGTATTCAAGCAACAAAGGGAATGAAAGGTTTGTCACCTCCAATTGTCTTGTCTTGACTTTGAGGAACGCCACCCCGGATTTTTCCTTGTCCGGGTCAATGGCGATGACGTTTTCATGCTTCATCGCTTAATATGGACAATTGTCATTTGACGTGAACGGGTCATTGTTGCCGCTTCCGTGCTGCTGGGCGTTGCCCTTGATGTCGCAAAGCTGGATTTCGCTTGCATTGCAGTTCACGGCAACTTGCCAATGGTTGTTCTTGTCTTGGTATTGCTTCACGCTCATACGACCGCGAACAAACACCTTTGCGCCACGCTTCAAATACTGCGTCAATCCGCCGCCATCGCCGAACGAAAGAACGGACACCCATGTTGTTGATTCAACCGTTGTGCCGCTGGCATCCTTGCGGCGTTCCGAATGTGCCACGTTGAATGACACATATTTCTTGCCGCCAAACTCCTTGATTTCGGCATCCGCGCCGATGTTTCCGATTACTTCAATTTGTAACATAATGATTTTTTGAATTAAGTGTTATATACTTTTTCGTAACTGCACCACGTTTCCCCGTCATAAGTCACTTGCTGGTCTGACTTGTCAACGATGGCAACGATTTGGGATTGGTCAATCCGCAAGGATTCAAAATCCTTTGTTTCAACCGTTGTGCGTTCCCCGGTCATTGGGTTTTCAGTTATGACGATATACCGCATAAGCAATGCTTTTGTTGTGCATTTGCATTGCACTTGGTTAATACGCTTTTCCGTGTTTCGGCGGTCGCGTTGCGTTATACTTCATTTTCTCGTCAATGTGCCAATCCAAATCAATGTTGATGGACTTCGCCCATTTGGTGACGTACTCCAAACCGAATTGGATGCGCTTTTCAATGCCGATGATGTCACGGCACAAACCTTTGGTCAAGGCAAATGCGTTCTCCGTGAATGTGAACTTGTCAAACGCGCGATGATACTTGCAAGGATTCATCTTGTCAAAGTCCACGCCCAATGCTCCGGCAAGGTCGCCAAGACGAATTGCAACGTCCGCCATTTCATCTTCCAAGGTGTCCTTGATTAGAACTTTGAAATTCTCGCTACTGTTGAACGTTCCATCATTGTACACTTCAAGGTTGGCGCGCTTCCCGGCTCGATGCGCTTCAACCATTTCGCCAATCTCCGAAACGACAAGCATCAAACAATGTTCGTTGCTCTCTCGCTTTTCCCAAAATCCATGCTTTACGGCATTGGCATGGGATTCTTTTGCCAATTTGTTGAAATTCATGTTTTCAAAAAATTTATTGTGTTAAACTTACCCGGTTATTTCAAAATCAATTTCGTTGATGTTCTTTTCAAGGACTTTCAAGCACGCCTTGATGTTGGTGTCACATTCGATGACTTGGTTTCCGCAATACGCATCCAAACAGGTTTCCAACTTGTCCATGTATGGGTTTTTGATGCTTTGGGCAAATCCCATCTTGGATTCGATTATCTTGTCCATGCGCTTGTTGTGGTCAACAAGGAAACGGCACATAAGGACACCAAGGAACGCATCCGTTTTCATTTCCTTGTAGATGTCGCCCGGAAATTGCTTCATATACTGCGAATTGACACAATACCAAAATATCGTGAAATCGCTTGTGTACTCCTTGAAAAATTCTTCCGTCTGCTTTTCTATACGCTGGATATGCCTTGCATCCAAATCCTTTTTCAAGGAATCAACGTATTCTTGGCGGACGTGCTTCACGGCACGGGACAACTTGACGGTTTCCGGAATCTTGTGTTCGGCGCAATACTTCATCACCTTTTCGGCATACACCCACGCCAAATGCGAAATGACTAATGGCACGAAAGCAATCATCATGTTTTCGTTGAACGTGAATGTTTTCATCATCCAATCGGTATCATGGCGCACACTTTCCTTGAATTGCTTTTCCGTCATCATCGGTGACAATCCATTGATGTTGTTCACAATCTCCTTTTCAAAGATGGTGTCATACATCCGTTTTTCCGCCGCTTTCAGTTCTTCCGGCGTTGGCTTGTGTTCCGATGCTGCCATTGGCTTTTCTTCGTGTCCGTGTTCAATTTCCGGGGCTTGTTCAATTTTATTGAACACGGTTGTTTCATTGAACATGGATTCACCCTTTGAGAAATCAAGGATTTCATCGCCCGGCGCGGATTCCTGTTCCTTTGGCTTGATGAAAGGGCAAGTCTTGGCGTTGTGGCACGCGTTGAATGACCTTTCGTTGATTTCCATGTCCCCGGTTGCTTGCGCTTCCATGTCGCGTTGCAATGCGCATTTGTATTTCGGGCATCTGCCAAGCTGGGTGTTGTACCATACCGCATTGGCGCACCTCATGCAATTATCTTGTTGCCAATATGACATCTTTATGTCGTTGGCGAATATCCTTTCATTTGTTGTCTTCATTGTTGCGAATATTAGAATGCAATTCGATAATCTTTGCCCTTTAACGATGGGCGTTTGCTTTCGATGAACTTCTTCAAGTCGTCAAGTTCGATTGGGAACAATGGACAAAACTTGTATTTCAACGTGCAAACAAATCGGTCATTCAACATGACATCAAGGAATAAAGTTTTCATTGCGCACCATCCTTTCTTTTTGATTTTTGGAAATATTTGCCACCACACCAATTGTTGCTTTCCGTGTAATAGCCGCCAAGTTCACAACGTCCGACCATTCTCCCGTATGCTTGAAAGGCTTCATAATGGGCGCAATGCTCGCATGATTTTGCGTTTCTTATTATCGCCTTAAATATGCTTACATTTGCTTGCGGGTCGTTCGTCTTATTCCATCTTACATTCGCTTTCCTGTAAAGGTTTGCGAAATGGCGGAATTTCTTTCCGTCTTTGATGTCATCGGATTCATAAAAACGCTTGTCCGTTTGACAATCCCATATTTTAAGAATCTTCCTTGCCGTTCTTATCTTCATTGTTTAACTTCTCCTTATATCGTCTAACAAAATGGGATGCTTGACCAATTGCCGCATCTGCAATGTACCTCGTTTCGGACTTGCCTTCACTCAAAGCCGCGTTCTTTACTGCTGCACGAAAACCACACTTTTCATTATCCGCATTTAGTGCAACCATCATTCGCGAAAACATATCACTTGCAAGGTTATATTGACGCATTTCCCAATCAATATTTGATTTTGCATTGTCCGCTTGCTGGCGGGATGATTCATTGTCGCTTCTTCTTTCTCTTTCTATCTCGTTTCGGCATTCCTTACAAATACCTTTGTATGCAAGCGAAAACGCATTGATGGGCTTATATTGACCGCATTTTGCACATTTCTTCGTTTCCATTGTTATTGACGTTTTTATATTTATTACACTTCAAACGAAATTCTTTCAAGACAAGACATTCGCAATGCCAAGTATTACGGAATTTATCTTTCGGTATTATGTCCGCCACGAATACGCATGATTGACATTTTTTGGGGATGCTTGCGTATTTCATTTTAGAATAAACTTGCTTGAATTGGGCGGCTCAAAACCTTTTCTTGTGCCGCATTGAAAAAGTCCTTTTTGATTTCAAATCCGTATGCGCGCCGCCCAAGTTCTTTTGCTGCGAAAAGCGTTGAACCGCTTCCGGCGCACGGGTCAATGACAACATCGCCGGGGTCGGTGAATATGCGGATAAGGTATTGCAGCAATGGCACGGGCTTTTGTGTCGGATGCACCTTTGGCGTTTTCGTGTCACGTCCCCAATCAATGCAATTGAACACCATTCCGCCACCAACGGCATCATTGTTGAACTTTGGCAACTTGTCGCGATAAAGCAACACGCCATATTCGCAATTTCCAACGATTCGCATATTGGCTTTCAATACCTGTGCGGAAAAGTTCTTTCGGAACACAAGATTTATGTAATGGTTGAATCCGTATTGCTTGCCAAGTTCGATGTATTTGAACTGTTGTTCAAACTCGCAAAACACAATCATGCAAGGTGCTTTCCCTGATTCTTTGGGTTCTTTCACAAGCATTTGTGAACAAAAGTGCATAAATTCCGCCGGGCGAAAGTCCTTGTCGGTGTCGAAAAACTCCTTTCCGGCTTTGTCCGATTCCCCATTCTTATTGTCCCCGTCAACATACCACGATGGATTGCTGGCGTATGCGTTCTTTCCAAGGTTATATGGCGGGTCGGCAATAATCAATTGCGCCTTTGGTATGCCATAAACCTTGAAATTCTGAAAATGGTCATTGAATAATTCAACTTTGTTCATAATCCTATTTTCTAATTTTTGATAACCATTGGTCATATATACGGGATGCCACTTGTGCCATCATTACGGGTGGAACGCTCATTCCGCAAACGTAATGGGGTATTTGACCCCCAAATTCGTAATCTTGCGGAAATGACGAAATGCAACAAACTTCGGATGCGCTCAAATACTTTGGTATGTCAAAACGTATCAAGCAATCTTTTCGCGCTGCAAGCGTTGGCGAAACCTTGTCCGGATAGACATATTGATTGTTGAACATTCCACTTTTCCCGAACTCTCGTTCATTCGCGTTTGACAAATCCGAATCGCCATCCATGCGTAATTCCCAACATTTGCGCATTTTCGGTGAATCAACGCCATCACCCATGCCATCGGCAACATCCTTGAAAGGAATTACCGCTTCGTTGAAATTCATATTCAATCTTGGCAAGGTTTCAAACAACGTTTGTTCGCAAGGAACGAACCCGACCAAATCTTTGCGCAAGCACACGAAAAACACACGTTGCCGCCTTTGAGGAACACCCATCGTTTGGGCATCAAGCAAGTAATGGTTCACATAATATCCGGCATCATCAAAGCCACGATAAATGTTAGTCATATACTCTTTCGCGCTGCCAAGCAACAATCCTTTCACGTTTTCCGCAACAACGACTTTCGGTTGCAACCGCTTTGCAAGCTGGATGAAATCGAAAAACAACGTGTCAAGAACTTGTTCGGCTTGTCCCTCCCGGAACTTCTTCATCTTTCCCCATGCTTCTTCACGGCTTCCCGCCATGCTGAATGTGGAACAAGGCGGTGAACCATCCAAGATGTCAAGGTTGAATAACTCCGGCGGCAAATCCTGTTTATCCTTGAATGTCTGAATCGGTTCAAGGAAAGGGAAACGTGGATTGTGATTCTTGCAATATGTGAACATCATGCGGTGGTCTATTTCGTTGCATCCTATCACATCGAATCCGGCTAACTTGTAGCCCATAGAACTACCCCCCCCACAAGCAAAGCACGAAAAAACCGTGCCTTTGTCTTTGGTAAAATGGGCATCCGCCAAAGTCCAACGATAATCAAATTTGTGCATTGTAACTTATCTATTTAATATATCATTCACTTTCGTGGCTAAATCTCTAAACGGCGGGTTGAATCGCATATCATCGTTGTACTTCTTCAACAAGTGCAACATGGATGAATGGTCGCGGTGGACATATTGCGCAATCTTCGTCAACTTCATCTTCATTGCCCGGCAATGGTGAACGAATATCATGCGCGCATAAAACCCATCACGCTTGCGCGACTTAGTGATATAATCCGAAAACTTCAAGCCCATCACTTCGTGGATGGCGTTTTGGATGCGCATCACGTTCCGGTTGTCACGGGCAAAGCTGGATTCAAACCAAATGTCCTTGCCAAGACGAAAGGCGATGTCATATTCAATGCCCGCGCCCGTGCTTCCCGTCCAATTGTCCATCATGTAAATGGCATCACAACCAAACAACAATTCGATGTCCTTGACCATGTGCGATTCCCAAGATGCCTTTTCGTCACACAACCCAAATTCCAACGGGTTCACAACTTCAAACCCGATTGATTCAAGCAACGCTTGCGAATTGGCGAACCGTTGCTTTGCTTCTTCGATTGGCAAGCCCGAAATCTTGCCCGATACATAAATTTTCATTGGCTTTTCTTCCTCTCTGCATTATAGATGAATTTGTTGATGAAATATTCCTTGCCTTTTCCCGTCACCATCGTTCGCGTGGTGGTCATCACTTCATCCGTCCGTGGGTTTGTCCACGTTTGCGGTTTCAGTTCAAACAAGCCAAGGTCAAGGGCTTTTTGTGTTGGCTGGTTTCGTGCCGTTCCAACGCTGCACAAATATTCGTTGTCGCGCAACCATTGGAAAAGCCGGATTTCTCCGAAATCCACGCCGTTTTGTTTCAGAATCTTTGCAAGTTCATCAATCCCGCACGATGACGGGGAATTGATGATGGCGGTCGCGAATGCCACTTTCGGGGCTTGCGCTTCAATCTGCTTTTGTTGGCTTTCGATTGTTTCCGCCTGTTCCGCTGCAAGGCGCAAAGCCTGTGCGAACGATTGAGGAATCGCCGGGGCTGCTGGTGCAAGTTCCTTTATTGTTTCCTCCATCTTGTTGAATGCGTTGATGAATGCCACCTTGAATGCCATTGCCTTTTCTCCGGTCAATGACATTGTAAGCAAGGAAAAGCCATCGCGGTTCATCAAGAACATGGGTTGCCGCTTCCCTTGTGCATCCGTGTATGTGGTTTCGGCAAACCAATGTTCGTTGGCTAAATTTTGAGCCGACCCCATGATGTTGCGGATGGACTTCATTATGTTCTTGTGCATCTTGCCGAACACCTGTGCAACCTTGACGGAATCGGTCACGGGCGTTCCCTTTTGCGTTTTGTAAACGCTTGATTGGATGATTTCATTCATAATTGTAAATTTTCATTGTTAGTAATCCAAATCAAAGTTTGCGGCGGTCTTTGCCCTTAATCACAAGATAGTTGCACATCTCTTGCAATCGGCTTGATACGCGGTCGCCATACCGTTCTTTGAGGATTGCGCCGCCCATCCTCAAATTCGATGTGATGAAAGTCATTTCGGCGTGCATATCACCCCGGTATTCGATGACGTAACGCACCACATCAAGACGGTTGCCCATGTAAAGCGTTTCCGGCGGTTCGTTGCCAAGGTCTTGAATGGCAAGCATCGGCGCGGTCTTGTATTGCTGGATGTTTCCGGATTCCGCCCACACGTCACACAATCCATCGGCGCGTATTGTTCGCCAATACAACGGGCGCGGGTCGTTGTCGGTATGCCATAAAACCTTGATTCCGATGGCTTGGATGTACGCTTGCATGATTTCCATGCACCACGTTTTGCCCGTTCCGGTGTTTCCGGCGATATAGATTCCGCGTTTCAGTCTGCCGGGGATGACTTGTCCCGATACAGGGTCAAGACACTTCATTGACGTGTCGCAATGCGCCCATTTGATGAAATTCTCAAATGCGAATCGGTTTTCATCGTCAATGACGAACGCCGGATTTCGGCTTTTTCCGATTGCTTCAATTATCTTCATCGCGTTGTCAAGGTCGTACCAACCCGGCTTTGTGTATTGGTAACGCTGGAATCCGGAAAACATATCGCGTTGCCGAATCGCGTTCAACACCTGTTCGATGCTTGGCATTGTCGGTTTCTTGTTCTCGTTGTTCACCATTCTTCGTTTGCTCTTTTATTGTTTCCGCCGGGGCGGTCTATATAGTTGCCATCTTCAACCTTGCGCCAATTGGTCGCGTTCGTGAATATCCATCGGAATGTACACCATTTGCCTTTTTTGCAGAAATCGGACGCATTGACGGTTTGGAATATCGTCTTGATGCGCTGGTATGCCGTTTCCGGGTCTTTTGCGGTCATCATTTCGCAGAACCTTTGCCGAATCTTGCGTTTGTCATCATCAGCAAGGGAACGCGGTTGTGGGAATGACGGGCATTGTTCTTTCCATAATGCCAACAATCTTGAATAATCAACCGAAAATTCCCTTTTTTGCTCCGGCGCGTCAACGAAAGTTGACGTATCTACGTTAGTAGATATATTATTCTTTTCTTTTCTTTCCTTTTCTTTATGTTCTGCATTTGCATTGCTTGTGCTTTGCATTTGTATTGCTTGTGTATCTCCGGACGTTTCTTCATTACCATCTTGAATTGTCGTTTGCCGTTGATTGTCAAGGTTTTGCCGCCATCTTGCGATTGCCGCTTGCTTGCGCTTGTCGGAAATATCCTTTCGCTTGTCTAAACGCTTCAAAACACTATCCGACCACATATTTTCACCATCATTGGCGAATAATCCGTAATTGTTCACAAGTCGTTCAACGGTCTTGTAATCCACATGCAATGCAAATGCAATGCTTTTGCAGTAACGCAACGGCAATGTTCCGCCTTGCTCATATAGTTGTTCGATGATACACCAATAAATGCCGATGCCCTCAACGCCCAATTCAATCAACACGTCTTGCAACTTGGGGTCGTTTCGCGCGTTGTAGTCATGCTGGAAATAATATGAATCTTTCATGCTGAATGCGTTTTAATGGCTTTCCCGCCACCCATCCGGGATGGAAAGGCGGCGGGGCTGCCTTGTTGTTAGATTTCGATGATTGCAATTTCCGGGGCAATCTCCTTGATTGCTTCAAGTTCCTTGTCAATCGCGGTGTCGCGCAATGTTTCAAGCGTTTCTTCCGCACCCGGCGACATCAACACGAATGCAACGTTGCGTCCGTCAATCTTGGCGAATGTTTCCACCTCCAAGTTCTCCTTGTTGCCACCCTTGAAAACAGGGATTGAAAGCGTGAACGATTCCGGCAAGTTGGAATTGACCACTTGGGCGAAATTGTCCGTTCGGTCGCCGTTCTCCTTGATGCTTCTTTCGATGGCGTTGTTCACGGTTGCCGTGAAATTCTTGCACGCCGAAACCAAGGTCATGTTCACGTTCTTGTCTGCAAAGAACGCGCGGTTCATCTTGCAGAACATCGAAAAGTCAAACGGCGACCACACCTTGCCCGTGTTGATGCCAAATTCAATGAACTTGGGATGGAACTGCAATGTTCCCTTGATTGTGCCGCGTGTGTATTCATCGGATTCGTTCACCACAAGTTCGATGGTGATGTTCTCGCGGTCAACGATGATGTGGCAATTCTTCTGCTCAAATTGTCCGGCGTTGATACGCTTCTTCAAGAACTCCACGGGCGCGCCGATTGTTCCGTTGATGTTCATCTTGACCGGGGCTTTCGGGTCAAGAACTTTGGGTGCTGCACCCTCGCGGATGATGATTTCATTCATTCCCGGTGCAAGATTGATGTTCATTTTCTCGTTGTTCATATTTTAATCGTTTGTGCCATCCTTTACGGCGGCGGTGTTCATATATTGTGCGTTCATAAATAGTGTTGGCTGCAACTCTTCGGCGGTTGCCGGGCGCATTTCCACAAGGTCGCCATCGCGGTTGTAATACTCCGTCATCTTGGCATCGCGGTCGGTGAAACGATAACAAACTTCGTTCACATATTCGGCTTTCGCCTTGATGTTGGAAACCATGTTTTCGCGTGCCTCTTTCAAGGGTTTCAAGCGTTCGGCGTACTCCTTTTTGATTTCCTTAATCTCGTTTTCGATTTCTGAAATCTCAATGGAAACGTTCGCAAGTTTTTCTTTGTGTCCTTGCAATTCTTCCGGGGTGTACGCTTTCATGTAACCCTTGTTCTCGCACGCATCCGCGTTGTCCTTGATGAACTGTTCACGCTGGATTGGGTTGGCAATATCCTTGCCCATTGTCTTGTTGTTCATTGCTACTTTGTTTTATAGTGAAACACATTACAAGAAAACCTTGTTGTAAAGGTCGGCGAATTGCTTGCCGAATTGCGCGGCGCGCGCGGACGATTTGAAGCAAAGCCGAGAACCGAAATTCGCAGTCGCATTCGGAGGCGCGTTAATCGTAATCGCACACACGAACCCCGCAGCATCCTTGTTATACACGAACCAAGGAAACCACTTGTCTTGTTCCCAATCCGAGAAATCGGGTACAAAGCCATCTTCCTTGTTCCATGCCTGTGCGATGGTGAACAACTTGTTCAAGGCAATCAACGCTTCAATGTGCTTGGGGTTGATGTCGGTCACAAGTCTTGCGACATCTTCAAGCTGGACAACGTTTCCGGAAAGAATCTTCTTTGCAACGGAAAAGTCCGCGTTCGGCTTGCCGCCAAGGGCTTTTCTTGCGCTCTCAAAGTCCGTGATAATTTCGTTCACTTCCGTGCATTCAACTTCTTCAAGGGCGAAATCAAACGGCGACAAATAATCGTCATCGTCAACGTCCAAATCTTCGTTGTGGTCGCAAATGTAGTCCATCAAGGTTTCCCCGGCTTCTTTGCGTGATTTGTGGATGGCTTGCATTTCGCTTTGCTCGCTTCCATCCGCGTTTTTGATAATGTACTTTTTCATTTTTCTTTGTTGTTAAAATGGTGACTTGTTGAAATTGATAGTCATTCCCGAACGGGCAACGGTGACAATCTTGTGTGTCAAGTCCGCGATTCCTTGCTGGAACTCAACGGCGTTTGAATTGCCATCGGAAAGGTGAATCAACACGATGTTGTGAACATCTGAAAGGTCGTTCGCTTGCAATATTTCCTTGCACGTTTCAAAGCTGCAATGGCTTTTCAACGTTCTTGCCCGCAACTTTGCCGGAATCAACCCGGCTTCCACGTTGGCATCCAAGATGTCTTGGCGATAGTTGCACTCAATAAGAATGTTGTTCAAACCATCGAACGTGTATTGCAGATAATATGTGTCGGTCGCGAATAACACCGTGCCACATTCGGGATGCGCTATCAGAAACCCGAAAGGCTGGGCGGCATCGTGTTCGGTGTCAAATGGCAAAACACCGAAATTTCCTATCTTGTGCAACACGTTTTCGGTCATGGCGTGTGCCAATGGATGCGATGCCAACCCAAGGGCGTTTCTTGTACCATCCGACATATAACAAGGAATCATGGCATCAAGGCAACGTTTGACGTGCTTTGCATGGTCGCCGTGTTCGTGCGATATGATGCAAGCCTTGATTCGTGTGATGTCGAAATCAACCGCCTTTTGTACGTTCTTGAAAGCAATTCCACATTCAATCATCAACGCTTCTTTGCCGTTGTCAATCAAGTAACAATTGCCCTTGCTGGATGAACCCAATATTTTCAATTCCATTTGCCTTTCGGTTTAAGTGATTAAAACCCCGGATTTGGGGCGTTGTTTGCGTTTTCCGCCACTTTTGCGTTGTTGGTGGGCGTTTCCTTTGCCGCGTTATTATCGTGGCTTATTTCGCCTGTTTCCGGCTTTTCGCTTCCCGTACCAAGTGAAATGCGTTTCTTGTTCGCATTTGCTTCCTTTTCGGCGGAAACTTCACTTGCGGTTACATCCTCATATTCGGTGTAAATGTCCTGTTGTTCCTCAACGGTACGCATACCCATCGAAAGTTCCGGCGCATAAGCGTTTGTCCACATGGACGCGGCGCGGTACATCAACATTTGCTTTGTCATCGTTTGCCACTTTGAACCGCTTTTTGTGTACCAACCCTCTTGAATCGCAAGCCGGATTGAAACCGGGGATGATTCCAAAATCCCGTCCGAACCGCGTTTGGTTGTGTATGCAACACATTCGATTTCGCGGATGTTCTTTCCATCGAATTGTTTCTTTACGGGGTCTTTGCAACGCTTTTGCTGATTCCAAACATATTCGGTGTAATCAACCATTCCCAATGCGCCCTTATCCGTGAAACGGAATTGTAATGGTTCAAAGCGACCGCACGAATTGACGGTTGCAATTAAGAACTTGGATGACCATGATGGGCGACCATAAATCACCGCCATGTTCTGCATAACCATCAACGGGCTTGCGCCAATGCGCGTTGCCACCTCAACGGCAATCATGCAATTTGCAATTGCCTTGGTTTTGATTGCCGTGTTTTCAGCCCTTATAGCCTTGATGGTTTCTTCATTTGCTCCGGGCGGGATAGGCTTCAAAGTCGCCTTGTAATTCTCCGGAACAAGGTCGGATGATGCGAAGAAACTGCAAACACGTTGCATGGTTTCAAATTGTACCGGGTCAAAGAAATTGAACGCCGGGGTTGTTGTGGCTGGCTGCATTACGACCGCGCCACCATTCGGTTTTTGTAATTCGTTCATTGTATTGTTAATTTATTGTCGTTTGTCACGACAAGGTTTATAACTTGTGATTGAACCGGGATTATTTCATTCACCGATTCGCGGTTGTCAATGAATATCGGCGCACATACACCATAGAACGCGCACAAAGCGTTGATGATGTCAAGTCCGGCATTCACTTGGCTTGCGGTGTTTGCGCTGCCATACGGAACGCCATTACATAATGGGATGCACGTTTCAACCGGATTGCCATCCAAGGTATAATCGAACAACCGGAAAGTCACGAAATGGAACTTGGCGTTGATGCGCTTTTCGCATTCCAAAACCTTTGTCTTGTTGAATTGTTCAACCGTGTATTCTTCGCGTTCGATGTCGGCGATTTGCTGGGCGACTTCCTTTCCATGCGCTTCAAGGTCGGCAATCTCGTTGTTGCATCTTTCGATTGCGCCACGCTTGGCAAGACGGGTTGAAACATCGTTGCGCTTGGTCATCCATTCTTTCTTGGATGCTTGCAACGCGCTTGTGTCAACGCCCGTGTTGTCGGTTGTGATGGTCGCCTTGATGTCGGCAATCTGCTTTTGCAGTTTCACCCATTCCGGGATATTATCGGGGACAACTTCGGCGGTCGCCTTTTCCGGTAAGGTTTCAAGCGTTGCTTGTGCGGTTTTGATGCGCGAATCCAAATCGTTGTTTTCCTCGCGATACGCGTCAACGGACTTTTGCTTTTCGGCTGCATCCGCTTCAAGTTGCGCAATCTTTTCGCCAAGGTGCTTTCCCTTGTTCGTGATGTCGGTCAACTTGCCCATCTTGGCTTTATCGAAAACGTCCTTTGCTTTCGCAATCATATCATCCGGCAATGCTTGTCCGCAATGTGGGCAAGTTGTTTCGCCGGAATACTCCTTGGCGTTCTCCTTGTGCCATGTTTCGCGCAACGTGTCTTGTTCTCCCTTGCACTTGTCAATGTCACGATGGATGCGGGCGATGTCAACTTGTATTGTGGCGCAATTGCGCTTGTTCGCGTCAAGTTGTGATTGCAACGTCTTGATTTCGTTGGCAATCTCGCGGCGTTGTGCGTTGGCTTCAAACGCGGCATCCTGTGCCTTTGTCTTTGCGTCAAACACTACTTGTTGCGCCTGTGTGGTCAACTCGTTCACGCGGGCTTGCTTGGCTTGTTCCGCTTCATATTGCTTGCGAATCGCCTTGCTCACATCTGCAATTGCGGTGTCGGTGTCGGCGATTTCCTTGTCAATGTCGGCAAGCTGGGATTCAAGGGCGGCGAAATCTTCCGGTTCGGGCATCATCTTGTGCGTTTGGTCAATACGCGGTTGAATCTGCTTCAATTCCTCATTCAAGCGTTTCTTGCGCGCTGCCATTTCCTTTTTGTAGTCCGCAAGCGACTTGCCGGATATGGCATCCAACAACTTGACGAAATCGGGGTTGTCCGCGGCGATTTCTTCATCGGTCACGCTTCCGGCAAGCTGGAACAATTGTTCACGCTGCAATTGCCACTTCATACCGACAAAGAATGCCGGGTTGGTTATCATCTTGAACACGGATGAATCAACGATGGCTTGGATGCGCTTGTCATACTCGCCGACATTGACCGGGGTTTCGTTCCACCAACATTCCGTGTGGTTGCCCTTGTACACCTGTTCAACCTGTCCGCGTGGCTTTACCCAATCTTCAACGAAAGCACGCTTCAAGGTGATTTCTTCACCATCCACGATGATGACACCCGTCACGCTGCATTCGCACTTGTGCAATTCTTCGCCGTTGACACGGGTTTTGATTTCGTAATCCTTGCGGTCGTGCGCGTCCTTGCCGAACAAAAGCCAAATGAACGCGTCAAAATGTCTTGACTTGCCAAGTCCGTTTCCGCCGGAAATGGTCGTGACATCCGGATTGAATGTCGTTGTCCGTTCCTGTTCACCTTTGAAATTGCAAAAGGTGATGGATTTCAATGTTACTTGTTTCATTGTTGCGATATTATTTATTGTTGAATAATTGTAACGCTTTGTTGGCATCCACAACGATGATGCGCCCATGCTGGGTTATCGCGTCATTTATTCGCCCGGATGCTTTGATTCGGTTTGCCGTTGTCATGCTGCAATTGAATATTTGTGCGATTCCGGCGATACCATACACAAGGCGTTTTTCTTCTTTCGGTTGCGCTTGTGTCGCTGGTGCTTGCGCCTTGGCGAACAAATCCATCAGTTGCCCAACGGTTAAATCAATGATTCGTGTGTCGCTTGTAATCTCCATCATTTCGCTTCCTTGTATTCTTTAAGCAAAACCCGGAACATTGCGCGTCCGATGATTCCCATCAACGCAAACATGATGATATAGAAGAAATCACTTCCGGCGATGATGCAACGAATCATTGTGCCAAATCCAAACAGGACGATGAACGCGGCGAACACCAATTGAATTGCTGAATTAAACTTTTCCATATTATGCGTATTTATAAGATTTGAAAATCTGCCGTTCCATTGTCGTTGTCACGGCGTGAACGTTGAACGCGGGTTGTTCTGCATCGTGCGGTTCGCACTCTTACAATCACATTGTCGTTGTTGAATATCGTTGGCATAAGCATCGCAAGGAAACAAAGCGCGATGAACTTGCGTTTGATGGGCGACAAGCTGAATGATATGTGGAATGTTGTGCAAAACCACCACGCGGATAACTCGTTGACCTTTGAACATCCGGTTTTCTCAAAGATTCGCCGGGCATGGTTCTCAACGGTTCGTTCCGAAATAAACAGGCGATCTGCAATTTCCTTTTTGCTTGCGCCCCATGCGAACAATTCCGCAATTTCGGATTCGCGTTTGGTAAGTTTCACGGCATCCATAATCAAGCCCCCCACACGTCTTTGATGCCATACTTGGCAAACACCTTTTCCACGTTGTGCGCTTCAAGCACGTTCGGGATGACGTTGCCTTTCAATCGCTGCAAGAACGCGGCGCGTGTTGTCACGTTGAACACGACCATCAATTCTTTGCGGCACGCTGCAATATCGCCTTGGCGTAACTGCAACCATCCTTTGTTGAATGAAAATTGTTCTTTACTCATATATATGTGATTTATGGGCGGCGTGAACCGCCCGTGATTATTATGCGTTTTTCAAGAATGCGTTGATTTCCGGACGCAATTCACTAAATCTTTTGAAATGACGGAATCCGTTGTTGTCCGGTTCGCTTTCAAGCGAAATGCCGATTGATTCAATCAAGGATTTGTCCTTGCTGGATAAAACGACAACGGCGATGTCGTTGTAATGTTCAACGTCCGTCCATTCCGGATTTGTCATCACCATTGAAAACACCTTGTCAATGGTTTGTTGCTTCTTGGCTTGCTCCTTTGCAGCCATCACGCGTGTTGCGTTCATCTTGCGCCACATCTTGCAAAATGTGTCCTTGTCAACATCGGATTGCATATACACCGTGGTGATGGATTCAAATTCGGAAACATCCACCGAAACTTGTGTTCTTGATTGAAATTCTTGGATTGTCATTGTTGCGAAAGTATTTAATGGGGTGGGCGTGCCACCCCGGTTGTTATTACTTGAATGAATTGATGATGTTCAACAAACGCTTGTTCAAGTTGTTTGTCTTTTCATCAATTATGGTGAACTTGTAGCCACGACTTAGGTCAACGCCATTTTCTTTTGCGATGTCAAACCAATCATGCTTTGATTCTTCAAGAGCCGCAATCTTGGTTTTGATATTTACAAGTTCCATCACCTTGTCAAGGTATTCGGGATTTACGGCGATTTTCTTGTTGTAATACATATCACTTGCACATCCCCAAGAAAAGATTTGTTTCTTTTCTGCATAAACGTGGAATCCCACGGTCTTGAAATCATCGTTCTTTACGATTGTAATGTTGAAATTCATCATTGTTGCGAAAGTTTTATTTTGTTAATATTTCGGGGTTCTTGCTGGTATTTCGCGAAAAATGACGTAAATTTGCTATTGTTTTGCGTTCATTTTTGCTTTACCTTTGCAATGTTTTCCGTTTACGTTTGCAAAGATACGCAATGTTTCGCGAAATCACGCAATATTTCGTGATAAATTTTCGCTTTATGCGTGTTAAAAAGTGTTTCATTTGAATAAGTCATTGATTATGAACGATTTAGATATTAAGGAAATTCGCGCACATTTGGGCGTTACGCAAGCCGAACTTGCAAAAAGGCTTGGTGTAAGTGAAAGGACGGTTCAAAATTGGGAATCCGGTACGACAATTCCCGAAAGTAAGCACGCATTATTGCGTGGCTTGAAACCGCAAACGTATTTCGGCGGAAACGTTGAACAAACGAACGTGATGGGCAACAATAACATCCAAGGCGGAAACGCCGGGTTTACTGCCGAACTCTCCAAGCTGGTTGAATTGCTTGCGGCAAAGGAAACATCTTTGCAGAACGCGCAAGCGCACATTGACCGCCTGTTGGCTATAATTGACAATCTAACAAAACAACAATGATATGGATGCAATAAAAATCAAGGTCGCCGATTATTACGGCAACCCGTCTTATTATTCGGTTATGCCGAATGAAATCTTTGATGCGTTGGAATTGGCTTCGCTGAAAGGCGAAACGGAAACGGACGTGGACAAAGCATTGTTCACGCAAATGGTTGATAACTACAAAAAGAAAATGGCATTATGCGAAAGGTGAAATATATATGGTTGGCGTTCGCCTTGATGCTGGTGAACTTGGCTTGTTCTTGTTCATCATCCTTGAACGATGATGGCGATGATGATGAACCGCAAGTTGTATTGTCGGACATATCCGGCACATGGACGGAATATGCTTATAAATGTTCCGATGGTTACTTTGTGGACAAATCCGGCACGGGTTGCGTTTATGAATTTGCACGCCCGGACGCGTTCACGAAATATCAAATCAAGGACGGGGAAAAGGAAATCTTGACACAAGGGAAATGGACGTACAATCCCGGAACACGCACGGCGGAAATCAAAGAACCGCGCGGATGGGATTTGACCATCAAATTTGACTTTGCCGTAAACGAAAACGCCACCTTATATATAATAGGTAAAACCGCGAATCAGAATCAAACAATAAAAGTCAAGCGAACAAGCAAATGAAAAAATACATCAACCCACAAGCAAATGCAATCCAAGCGCGCTTTTTCCAAGCCCTTGAATTGGCGATTCAATCCGGCAAGATTACCGGGTTGAAAGGCTTTTGCCGCGACCACAATTTCAATCGCACCAAATATTCTTTGCTGCGCAATACAATGGGAACGGACGCGATGACGTACCGGGTCATTGATTTGGACGCGCTTTCGGCAATCTGCAAGGATGGCGGCGTGAATCCGGCGTGGCTGCTGCTGGGTGTTGGTGATATGCTAACAAAAAAAGATTCATCAAAATGCACATCAAAAAAGGAATAAAGTTCTTGTTGCACAAGCGCGCCGCCGGGCAAACGACAAATCTTGCCATCCGGATGCGCGTCACGTTGCATGGCGAACGCCCGTTGGATTTCCCGTTGCGGCAAAACGTTGATGCCGCCGATTGGAATGCCGACACCATGCGCGCGTTGCCATCGTGTCCGGTGTGCGATGACATCAACCGAACCATTGACGAATGGACATCCGTTTGCAACGAAATCTTTGCGCGTTACGAACTCATTGAAAAGCGCGTGCCGACACCGGGCGAAATCAAAGACTTGTTCAATGATATGGTCGGGCGCAAAACGCAATTGAACGACACATTGCCATCACCGGATGAAAACTTCTTCAAGGTGTTCGATATGTTCACGCGCGAAATGGGCAAGAAAAACCAATGGACGGACGGGACGTTTGAAAAGTTCGCCGCCCTCCGGCATCATATCGCAACGTATGATGCCAAGTTGTCGTTTCCATCGTTGACCGAACAAAAGATGCAAGGGTATGTTGACGCGCTATTGCGAAAGGATATGCGCAACACGACCATTGCAAAGAATCTCGCGTTCTTCCGGTGGTTTTTACGCTGGGCGCATCAAAAGGGATATTATCAAGGAAACTTGCATGAAACATTCAAGCCCAAGATGAAAGGCGTTGACGGGAACAAGGAAATCATATATTTAACCCGTGACGAAATTTCACGCCTTGAATCATGGGAATTTGCCGCGACACAACAAAGCCTTGCGCGTGTGCGCGATGTGTTCTTGTTCTGCTGCTTCACCGGATTGCGATATTCGGACGTTGCCAAGCTGAAACGCACCGACATCAAGGATGGTTTCTTTGATGTGGTCACACAAAAGACGCATGACGGATTGCGCATTGAACTCAACGACCACGCACAAGCCATCCTTGACAAATACAGGAATGACAACATCAAAGGCGGTTTGGCGTTGCCTGTAATCTCCAACGTCAAGATGAACGCACAATTGAAAGTTATGGGTCAAGTTTGCGGAATTGACGAACCGACACGAATCGTGTACTTTCAAGGACACGAACGACACGAACAAGTATTTCCCAAGTGGGCGTTGCTTACAACACATTGCGGTCGGCGTACTTTTGTAGTCACGGCTTTACAACTTGGCATCCCATCCGAGGTGATTATGAAATGGACGGGGCATTCAGACATGAAAGCAATGAAACCTTATATGGCAATCGTTGACGAATTGAAAGCAAAAGCGATGGAACGCTTCAACAATTTATAAAGTCCGGTGTACACGAAAATAAGTAAAGAAAAACGGCGTACACGAAAATGTACACGAATTAAAAGGGACAAAATGGCATTGTGTGGCACTATAAAACACCACAATAAAAATGAAAAACCCTGTGTGTTAGGTTTTTGGCATTTTCTGACATCAGAAAGGATTGCGGGTCTTAGTGCCTCTCTCTCCGCAAAGTCAGCGTAACTTGTTGTTTTACAACTCGTTATGCTGATTTTTCTTTATATACATCGGACGAATTACGGACGATGTTAGACAACATGGGACGAACATCTTTAGGCGTGATGCTGGAAAAATCTTAAAAATTCGATAAGGGTCAAAAGTATGAATATATTTAATGAATTAAAGAAGTATATACTTCCATATTACCCCATTTTTGAATATAAAGGCCAAGAGATATATAACGCCATTTTTGAAAATTGGGGGGCCACAGCTGCACCTAACTATTACATGTTTTCTGATAGGTTGAGAAATATTTCATCGATTGTTAGGGCAAAGGCTTTCAAGACAAGATATGAAAAACATGGAGAGCACAAACCTGACTTTAGAGAAATAATTGAAGACTTGTGTGATAATAATGTGGAATTAGCAGATGAAATATTTGAAATATTGAATACTGCTGTTTCTATAGATACTTCTATTCGAAATATTAGAAGCAGAAATAAATTTTATGACGGAAAGGTCGGTATTAGCGTAGAAAATATAAACAAACTAGTTTCTGGACCTGTCTATTATGGACAATCTTACGATGATTTTATAACTTCTTCTATAAGTTTTAAATCCGAAGAACTTAATAATATATTCTTTAATGAGGTAATATTGTCATTTGAAGACCCAATATATTTCACTTCAGGTTCATTCGAGCGATTAGAAGTGAAAGACGAAAGTTTGGCTTACCTTAATAAAATGATAATATTCAAGTCAAATGCTATAGATATGGTTAAGCTACCAACAGGAGCCTATATGCTTTGTGTTGATGTTCATAAACGTTTTAAGGATGGTGATTTAATCAAGACAGATTCATCTTGGATATTTAGTCAGAATTATTCTCGATTTTCAGCCGTTATAATAAATTAGTTTTTATGGATTATATAGATTACATTCTGCCGGTTTATTTTGACAAAGCTGAGGAACCAGACATTCAAGGTAATGGTTTCTTTATTGACAAACTATTTATAACAGCAGCCCACATTCTTGAAAAGGATGCTGCGTCAATCGGAATACCATATATTTATTGGAAGGGTGAGAAATTATTGTTAAATGAAACACCACATCTATTTACCTCATATAATGTAGATGAAACAAAGCCTGAAAGTTTGTTCCAAGTCGATTTTTATAACTCATTTCTTGTAAGGAAGAATAAAAACATCTATCTTTACAGTTAGATATTTAGCTTTGCAATAAACTATGAGTATATTATACGGAACAAAAATAAACCAACTGCTTGCCAATACCGCACCGACAGGATTGTTGTTTGCTGACTGGCTAAAGAAGAAAGGCTATTTAGTCCAACTGTAAAAGAAATACAGGGACTCTGGATGACTGACAGCGATGTGCAAAGGTGTGATGTACCGCATGGGTGGGCGTTTGAATGCTTATGACGCCATAGCGTCATATAACAAACAGATGGGTGGTACGATGCTGTAAGAATTACTGCAAAAATAGTCGCACCATATGACTATTTTTGCAGTGATTTCATTCTGTTCTTTTATTTCTAACCAAGGACTCTACGGATTACCATATATCCTTATTAGTCTATTTTGTGTAAATACACATTATTAACGGCTACAAAGTTGTTCTTATTCCGAGTGCAAAGTTACGATGACTATTTCAAACCATTATTAAACGATTTACTTTATGACTCATTCCGCCAACGGGTATTTTCTCTAAAAATACGTCTTCACAGCAAACAAGAACTGCTCTATAAAGATTTTCTTGAAAGCAGCAATGTTATTCTGTTCATAAAACATGAGCATAGCCTTCTTATAGTCGATGGAGTCAACGGTTCGGAAAGAAATCGGGCAATAGCCATTTGCTATTAAGATAGCATTGCTTGTGATTCTTGCAGTCCGCTTGTTGCCATCTACAAAGGCTTGAATATACGATAATAGCACTAATGTCAAGAGTGCTTTCTCAAAAACATTATCTTTTCCATTCACCAATGTACAAGTATCTCTTTATTTATTAATCGGCTCAAATTTACTCATTTTTTATCAATAATTGGGTTTGTTTGAGCCGATTTTGTGTATGTTTAACGGGGTTTTGAGCCGATTCGGCAAAAACATCTTGGGGAATAGACGAAACGGGAAAGATAAAACCAAACTAATAAAACTTCACAATGGCGGCTCTTGTTATGCAGGTGAAAGGCTTCCAATTTCAAGGTAAGGTCTTGCGCCAGTTCTGCGCCATTTTTCGTGCAAAATAAGCGAAAATGCTTAAAGACGGCACTTGAATATCAACGAGTTACAGAAGATGGTAGAGTGGTATAAAATCCATCTCTCTCCGCAAACAAGGGTGTAAATCAACGAGTTACGTGATTTATACCCTTTATTACACCAAAAATGTAAGATTGGGTGTTTTCTATTTGAATAGTCACAAGCACAGCTTCAATTGTAAAAAAGAGTGGTGGACCATATTCCTTCTCTGTGCGAGCCCACTCATCACAGCCCTTTCCTATCCATTATCTTCAAATTCTCAAAGACTTCATCAAACCAACGTGTCTTTTTCAACTCATACCCAACCTTTCTCGCTTCTTGAAATATGTATTTATTGAAAGGAAACACTTGATTTAACTCAAACTCTTCCTTATACTCAATATAGCTATTTATTAGATAAGCCAAATCCAACTTTTCAGCAGCAAAGAAATTTTCTAGTCTCATCAACTGCTCAATATTCACCATCACTACATCCTTCACTTCGTAATCTGCTGTAACATTCTTTTCACTAATGATTCGTTGAAACTCTTTATTTAGCAAATAGTTCGGGCCTTCCACATCAAAACAATCATCGAAGTATACTATTACGGGATAGACAAATATCACACTATTGGGAGCTGACTTATCAACTTCTCTCAATATACTTGGTAACTTTTCGACAATCACATTTGCCAACTGCCCAATCCCTTTCGCATGCCCCTTGGAATTTGCGACATACTTCTCAAAAATTGCTTTTTTTATCGTCTCATAATCACCGCTTAATTTCTTTTTTGCAGCCATCTGAACATCCTTACATTCAAATACGAATATCTTATTTCGACGTCTCAGATAATAGTCTGGCATTCCCTTTCCCAGAGCCTTTTCCAGTTCTTCTCCACTATAATTCACATAATTCAAACCAAAACATTTTTTCATCAAGGAATAAAAGAGGAACCGTTCCGAGAACTCCTCACCTAAAAACGACCGAAGATTAGCATAACCCATTGTGGAATCCAACACTCCCCTCTTAACTAAAGCGTCCTTCATATCAAAAAGAAGTCCGGTATATGCTTTATCCAGAAACATCTTCATAAACATGAAGTTGTAGATATTGGGCCCTGTCTTAATCAGAGGCTTTTCCTTCATCATCAGAAAATCCATATCATGTTGATAATGCGATGGATTTAATGTTAACGAATCATAGAATCGACTAGCATCCTTCTGATTCTCACCAATAGCCATTCTGCAATTGGAGAAATCCTCTTTCCCCATTTCCAGAAAAGTCAGGAAGATCTCATCTAAATAATACTTGGCACTGGGTATATCCCTTTCTTTGCAGAATTCATCAACATATTGTGCAACCCGAGTGTTAAACTTTGGGAATTCTATCAAGAGCATATGGCACTTTATCATCAACAGCCTATAATCTCTTGGTGCTTCAATATTATTACTCTTCAAGCAATCTGGCATATAAGACTCTACAAACTCTTCTGCCTTCATATTGTTGTTAGGCAGCTTCTCATTCATTGCCAGACGCTCATCGCAACAGAGCATATATGCCAAGAACAGGTTCGACAAGTCATCCTCTGTCAATTCTTCATTTCTCCCATTATAACAAGTCAAAAGTCTGCTAATAAGCAGAAGCATAGCATATTTATCTATAAGGGCATAGTTCCCAAGGTTATATTGTTGAGCATACTGACCAACAGGATTCTTTACATCATTTCGCGTTTTCATTATCCATGGTGCCCAAATGTCGAAATCATGCTCACCAATAAACTGATTCACCTTCTTTGAGAGATTATATGAAATAAGTTCTATGGCAGTGTTTGATGGGACATTAGCCAACAAGTCTTCTATCTTATCGTGTCGGTCTGGATAGACTACGCTATAAGACAACAATACCTGCTTCTGTAATTCCATCTTCTCCATAACGTTAACCTTTATTACCATTCATCATCCTTACCATTCTGCGCTCTCTATAGAAATTATATGACCCCGTGGTTACGTACTTTGTCTCTAGCAGTCGAGCCAGCAGTTCGTCGTTTGAATTTGATTCCTTCACAATTAGCATTAATTGTTCAAAATCTAAGAACCAACTATTGAAGAAAGGATTCGTTTTGGAGTCACCATTGACTCTCTCCTCATTCAAGTATGTCAACCACTTCTGCAAATCCTTATTAAATTTCTTCACATCCTTAATGGTTTGTTTATCTGTACCATCATACTCTGCCGTCATCGATTTATTACACATTTCATCCATGATGCACTTGATAAGCATCCTGTCTTGTAGTGGTCCAAATGCACCAAGGCATACCGAGATACATTCAGCGGTTCTGTTCTGTTTCTCTACTCTTGTCATATTACCCTTTCCGTCATCCAAATCCACATGCCCATCCTTAATCAAAATGTGTGATGTTCTGAAACACTGAGCTTGCGAATCAATGAGACTCCCCAACAAATCTGCCATTATTTTGAAAGTATCTCCAGACTTTGCCTTTCTGGTCAGGCTTTTCTTCTTCATCTCAAACAGCATGATACCTTTTGTGGACTCAACCACAAGATCAGCTTCACCCTCTGCCGGAGGAATATAATCACCACAACAATGAGTAATGCCTTTTTCGTCAAGTTTCTCATTGATATAATACTCTATCAACTTACCAACTTCCTTATCTATGTCCTTCTGTTTATCGTCTTTCTCCTGATTGCGAACAACTGTCAATAAAGCCTCAAACCATCCCCATGAACCTATTGTAGCTGGCATGGCGTATATCTTACCATTAGTTTTTATCAGCGGCTTGTTGGCGGCGTTCTCTTTTTCTTCATCCAATGGCGTTCTGAAACCATTATTCAATACGTCATCACCTGTCGCGACATCATCTAACAATTGGTCAATAGTCTTGATTTCCAGTTCATTCAATTTGTCTTTTCTTAGTTCCACACATTTCAATGCATCCGCAACAGAAAGGACATAGTTCATCAATCGCTCATATTCATCAAATGTGTATCCGTTTCCCAACACCCTTCCTGTATCGTGCATATACATAAGCACACGTTCACAGAACATTCTGGTAAACCAAACAGAATGTTGCGTCAGTCCAAAGATGCTCTCCTTATACACCAAATCCCTGAAAAACTCCACCGTGTCTCTGTCTCTGTGGAATAAATCTTCCCATACATTTCCGAAGTTCTGTACAGGGTATTTAAGGAAACAGTAATTAGTCGCTAGTTTTATAGCTTTTCCAAAAGCCTTTGCTGCCTCGCTATAGCTACCTCCGTCTGCATTGATATTTGCCAAAGCTAAGTTTACAAGATAATTGTATGGTTTTACTATTGTCACATCCTTTGGATTAGGCATATTGCCATTCATATCGGTCAAGAATCTTCCTTCTGGTTCCAAATATTCCATTTGCGACAACAGCATGTTCAAGAATCTTCTTCCACCTGCCTCGCGAATCCAGTTGATCAAAGCATCATAGACTATATCGTCATTCTCTGTCACATAGTCACAATCCTCTATCTTTATCTTGAGCCCAAATTTCCGCAACGTCTTTGCAGCCGCTGCACGTCTATGCTCCTTATCATATTCTTTCAGCCAATCTGTTTGTGGCAAAGGCATTTCTTCACTACAGGCCGCTATCACGTCTTGCCAACAAGTATCACTAAAAGTCTTTATGGCACTTTGATTCCAGCCAAGATGATTATGAATAATCTCCACTACATCTATATAGCGTTGGTTATCCACACCATCTAGTAGCTGCTCTCTCTGCAAGCCTTTACCCAACCTCTGAAAATCCCTATACAAAAATATTTCATCACTGTCTGATGGAAGTAGTGCTTTGATACGCGCATCTACATTCCCAATCTTTGTGGTCACGGGCTTAAGCAAGCCATCAACAATCTTCTTGAAATCTGCTATTGTCACCATCGCTTCCTATTTTTTATTTTCTTAATCACCCCCTTCAGACAGTCTTCAATCAGAATATCTGCATAGGTTGTTTTATTTTTTTGTTTCTGTGCCAAGGCCTGCTCTAGATTCCTCACGAACGGCAATTCCGCATCATATACTTGGGGATATGGAACCTGTTGTAAGAAACGTCCGTTCAGAATTTGATAGAGAGCCATCACTTCTTTAGGCTGTATTATATTCACTTTATTAACTATATCCTCCATCGGAATATGACTTAATATTGGATAACTCAGGAAATCCGGTGTCTTTGTGTCACCATACTGAATAGTCAGTCTATTGGCTAAAGAAGGTAGGTCTTCGTTAAACTGACGGCGCACCTCTTTAATATCATCATTAAGGTTTTTAGCAGCTATTTCATCCATTTTTTTTCGCTCATATTCCACGACCCAACGACTTTCTTTTGGAATATCGTTCTCTAACACATCCAAATTCATCTTATCGAGCAAACTTAGAGAAGAAACATTTGCATACATCTTGTCAATGCCACTGACAATTTTTGTTTGCATATCCTTCTGAGATAAAGAGGTAAGCGAACAGAAATGCTGAAGATATGTAGCGGAATTAACGTATGCCATATTATCACAAAATTTTCCTTCTTCCACATACTGCGCCAACTGTATTACAGCGTCCACCATTTCTTCATTACTCATATTCCACTGCGAATGCATTAATTTCTCCAACAATGAGTATGCGGGATTTGTACTATTCCTTTGTTCCTGACTCTTATATCCTTCCCACACCGCTTTCAGAGCGTCCTTATCCAAAGACATGCCCGCCGTAACAAAGTCAAACATCTGCGGTGAAACAATGACAGGGAAATCATGGGCTTTTACCAACTTCTCAAAGATATACGTAACACGGCGGTTTGTATATTCGCGTTGTTTTTCTTCCTTCTGTTTCTCAACAGCCTCATCTTCTCGCATTTCATCCAGCAATCCGTCCGCTTTCCGACCACCGTCATCAAACTCCCAATCAATTGCCGACAATTCAACATATTGAGAAAACTGCGACCTGTCTTTGTAAGTTAGACGGTCTTTTTTATACTCAATCGAAACGCCTACTGTGCTAGCCCACAACGACAAGAGAAATCTGTCAGCCAAATCTTTGTTTTCATTTTTCGGAAAAAGAATGACTAAAAAAGCAAAAAATAGCAGATTTGAGCTTTTGTTTTGAGTTTCAAGTGGTTGTGGCAGTCGTTGGCTTTTTGTGGCATTCGTGAGGAAATGCGAAAATGGCGGA